CTACTAAATAGTGACTAAGAGTACTAGCATATATTGCTCTCTCTTTGCCATTATCATTACCTTTGATGTGACCTTTTGCTAAATGAATAGTCGGGCCATCACCTATAATATTTACAATTTCTTCACTAGTCATAGTACTTAAAAAAGCACGTTTATCCAGCCGAAGATTGTTTTCCATTAAGTCGGAAATGTTATCAGGTAATTTACTAATATCAAATAAATTTAATAATTCTTTTTTTGTTATTTTTTCACTTGTACTACCACCTACAAGCCATTCATAACGTTTATTAATAAAATCATTAAAACTTAATTCAGCATTATTTGTAAATTTCAATTCACATTCTTCATCAATAACTCTTTTAACTAAAGAATCGAGGTCAAAATGATCAAGATTGAAATACTTGTTAGTATTAGAATCATACATCTTATAACCAGGGTGAACATTAGTTCTATTAAACAATTCTTGCTCCCAAATTGTTCCACTAGTATGTGGTTTACCAACGAAAGCATTTATGTATAATAGTTTGACAAAATCTTGACTACTAATATCAACCTCTTTTCGACTAAATAAAAGTCTTATTTGAGTATTAAATTCACTGAAATGTTTTTGCCAATGCACGTATCCAATAGTGAAATAGCCATTTACTGATAGTAAATTAAAAGCATTTTCGCTTAGATCAGCAGTGATCAAATATAAAAGCCAAGTAGTTACAAAACCATTTTTAGCCCCAATATTATTGGATAAAAATTGTTTCACTTGAAGCCAATTCTTTTCTAAAACAGAAACATTCAACTCATTTAATAATAAAAGTAATGTTTTTAAATCAATATTACTTTTTTTGATTTTTCTGTCTTCTCCTTTTGGAAAATACCAAGAGAAATGATCACAAAAATCATAATCAGTACATTTTTTCAAAAAAATATTAAATGTACAATCCATTTCATTATTAATAAAGCGAGTGAGCCCATCATACATAATCTTGGCACCTTCGACTTTATAAGTTTTGGAATTTACATTGTCACAATTTTTTGATAGTTTATTTTTAATTATTTTCTTAATCCTCGTAGGTATTGAATTTTCACTACCAACAAGCATCAAAATTTTGGTGATCATTTTAACTAAATTATGATCTTTAATCACATCTTTAATTTTCAATAGACCATTTAAATAATTTTCCCAATCTAAAATTGTAAAACTAGAAAATTCTAAAGAATATTTAATTTGTTTTTTATCAAATTCACTCAATAGCAAATGTTCTAATTCTGAATTTAAACGTCTCCCAGCTTTTGTTTTAGGATTAGTACTATTCCTTTGTGTAGAACAATCAGCTGTTACAATATTATCAACATTTAAATCAGATAATATATTCTGAAAACGCCATTCAATATCATTAACACCTGGGAAAATGACTGAATCGATTTCACAAACAACAGGAG